GCGTAGGCTGCATGGAGAAGGTCCATGTGGTGAACGGCAAGACTGTGGATGTCAACATGGGCGCTGAGACTGCCTATGTGTACATCGCCGGGAAGAAGTACGAGCTGAAGGGCGACACCCTGGTGGAGCCGGAGGGCTGATATGGAGACACTGAAGAAGCGCCTCGGGAACCTGCTGGCGGTGAAGTCCATCGCCACCATCGTGCTGACGGCGGTATTTGCTTACCTGACCTGCACCGGCGGCGTGAGAGCAGTTCTTGACAGTGTACACCGTGGTGATCGCCTTCTACTTTGGCACCCAGGCGGAGAAGAAAGCGCAGGCGGACAATGGCAACAGTACGGGAACTCCTTGACATCGCCCGTGGAGAGCTGGGGTACAAAGAGACCCCAGCCAACTCCAACCGGACGAAATACGGTGCGTGGTACGGCCTAGACGGCCAGCCCTGGTGCGTGATGTTTGTGGAGTGGGTCTTTGCCCAGGCGAGTGTCAAGCTGCCCATTGAGACCGCCAGCTGCACAATCTTGATGAACGCCGCCAAGTCCGCCGGGAACTGGGTAACATCCAACTACCAGACCGGAGACGTGGTGATCTACGACTGGGGCGGGGACAAGCGCCCGGACCACTGCGGCATCGTGGAGGCGGTGGGCGGCAGCTCCATCACCGCCATCGAGGGCAACACCGCCATTGGCAACGATAGCGACGGGGGAGAGGTCATGCGCCGGACCCGGACGCTAGGGCAGATTTTGGGGGCTGTACGGCCCGCCTATGACAAGGAGGTCACTATGGACAATACACCGTCTCCCGCCCACAAGGAGGGCGTGGAATGGGCCGTAAAGAACGGCATCCTGACGGGCAACAGCGAGGGGGACCTGATGCTCTCCCGGCCTGTTACCCGGCAGCAGATGTGTACGATGCTGTACCGAATGTGGAAGCTGATGAAATAAGAGGGAGGACGTGAGATTGTGAGCGCAAAAGTGAAACTGCCTGACCCACTGGATAAGCTCTTGCGCTCTCAGCTGGAAAAAGTTATTGAAGAAGCAGCATTCCATACAGACGATGAACTGATCGCAAGGCGGCGTATTATTGATAAGTGGAATCAAATTGATGTGGCAGCAGAATTGGGCTGGTATCGTAGCACAGTTAGCGATCACGAAAAGTATATATTCCGGAGGGTTAAGGATGTAGCAAAACAGCTTTACAAAAATAAGGGAGCCGGGGATTGACCCGGCTCCTTTATCTTTATGTATGTTTTTTTACTGAGCGACATACGCATGTTCCGTTATCTCCATGGTCATTATCGTACCATAGGATGTTATAGATCGGCCCTGTCAAGAATCCGTACAGTCTAATTGTCCCGCCAAGTCTGAGTGAGTGGATAGCCTCTGCCTCGATACATAGCTCTGAAAATCTATCTCTGGCTGGCTTATTGAGCGATGCAACGTCGATCGCATGGTTCTGCTTTTTTGCTGAAATAAAAATGTCGCTCCAAGTCATGCGCTCGAAGTCTTGCAATTTTGGGAAAATCGTAGTCCAGAACTCATGAGAGAGACGTGGCTCATGAAAAGACCATCTAATATTTGGCTCCATATCGCAAGATGCCAGCCGCCAAGATGGATGCTCCTTCATAATGCTGTCCGGGTCTCCGCCCAGCTTGATGCCGGGTAACGGCACCCCGCCTTGTCTGACTTCCGATTTCGGAGTACCACCACATTTAACGCGCTTAGAGCCCGCCATAATACATTGCCATACTTTCCTTTGTGATAGGAGTGTTACACAGGGCTCCAGCGGGGAATCCACGTCTGGCATCTTGCCATGGGCCTTCCATGTGTGTGAGCTGGCTGAGCCACTGGGCATTTTTCTCTCCATAGTATTCCAGAATTTTATTGATGGTATCCTTTTGCCCATCGCTAAGGTTTTCGCTGCTGCCCTTCATTTCATCGGCAGAGACCGAAAATTTTCCCTGGCTGTGATGGAAAAGGGAAGGACACACAGGCCCGTTGGCCCATGCTTCAAAATCTTCGTCGAACAGGGGCGCATCATCCCATACCAAAGACCAAGCCTGTGAATAATAGCACAGCTTTTGAAGTTTCATCGTGGACATAGTGCCACACTTTTCAAGAATATATTTTGCGGTATCAAAAACACTTCCCATATTGCGTACCCCCTTTCTACCTACATTATATTCTTATTCTGAAAAAAGTAAACACGTAAAACCGCCAAAAATGACATGACCACATAAATACCCCCATAATTGCCACACAACTCCCACATGGATACCACCCATGCGGGGATTTTTTGTGAGAAAATTTAAGCATGGAGGACGTAAGGGACAAGGGCTGGTACACGTCGCCGCCCTCCTTGCGGCCTCCTGATTTCATTGATAAGGACGTGTTTTAAGTTGATCCTGAATGGTTCAGAACTGGTTGCCCGGCTAGTGGCCTGCGGCTTTACAGAGTCCAGCGCGTGGGACATCTGCATGAAATATGCCGCTGACGGCAATTACTCCGGTTTGGAAGGATACATCCACCAGCAGGAGCTTTTGTACGATGACAGGAAACAGTACGTTTGAATATTACAACGCCAATAGAGACGGAAAGAACGTGGGCGATTGCACCGTCAGAGCAATTTCCGTTGCCCTGGATCAGGATTGGGACACCACCTATTGGGGCTTGTGCTGGGAGGGTTACCTTGCCGCAGATATGCCGTCAGGAAATCCGGTTTGGGGCAAATATCTCCGCCGTAAAGGCTGGCGGCGCTATCTGCCGGAGTACGAGGATATGACTGTACAGGAGTTCGCTCATGAGCATCCCTATGGCGTCTATCTGCTGGCCTTGGACACTCACATCGTCTGCGTCTTTGACGGGCGCATCGTAGATACTTGGAACAGCGGCGGAAAGACCGTGCTGTATTACTGGATGGAGGATTGAGTATGCCGTATCAATATATGCCCGGCTATCAGCCGTATTATCAGCCGCCCATGGCGGACCAGCTTGCACAGCTTCGTGGGGCGCAGTATCAGCCCATGCCCCAGCAGATGCCGCAGGTACAGCCCCAGCAGGCGCAGGTCAGCGGGCAAAGCATGGTGTGGGTAAACAGTGAGCAGGAGGCTATGGGCTATCTGGTGGCCCCCAATTCCGCTGTGGCCCTGTGGGACAGCAACGCCCCCACCATCTATCTCAAGCAGGCGGATGCCAGTGGAAAACCATCTATCAAGGTCTATGACTTGGTGGAGAGAAATGCCCCCACGACGGCCCCTGCTGCCCCGCAGGCGGCTCCCGTGGAGTATGCTACCAAGCAGGACTTGGAGGCCCTTGCGGCCCGTGTGGAGGCGTTGAGCGCCAAAGAAAAGCCCGCCCGCAAAGCGGCAGCAAAGGAGGATGCGGAATGAACCCCTTTTTCCAGGCGATGGGCGGCAACAGACAGCCCAACATGATGCAGCAGTTTCAGCAGTTCATGAATCAAATGAAAGGCAAGGACCCCAACGCCATGATACAAGAGATGGTATCCTCTGGACGCATTTCCCAAGATCAGCTTAACCAGGTCCAAAAGCAGGCCCAGCAGATGTCAGGTGTGTTTGAAGGGATGCGGGGAATGTTTGGGAAATAAAAAGCAGGGGCATTAAACCCCTGCATATCTCCAAGCATATCCGTGTGTTTGAGAAAACAACCCTTTACAACATTTTCCGATTTTGGTTGCTAAGCACCCAGTTTCTCGTGCAGCTTCTTCTATACTCCCATACGTTGCAAGGACTTTCCCGGTCAATAAGTCTATTTGTTGAACAGAAATAGAGGACGCATTTTGAAACCCGGATTTTCCAAGCCACGGTTTAGACCCTTTATTTATCCCGATTTTATATGCGTGTTGATTGTTTTCTGATGGAGTGCACCACTCCAAATTATCAACACAGTTATTAGTTTTATCTCCATTGATATGGTTTACCTGTGTCTTATCCTTCGGGTTTTCTAAAAAGGCAGATGCAACCAGCCTGTGGACCTGAAAATATTTAGATTTCTTATCTTTATATAAACTAACACGTAAATACCTTCCGTCGGCACAAACCGGAGATAAAATTTTTACTCTATCGTGCATTTTGGTGGACTGTAAACTTTTGACCCGTCCCATGTTGCTTACTTGATATAGCCCTTCATAACCGGCAATATCTTTCCAAATTTCGTTCATAGCACTTACCCTTTCATGCTCCCTGAATTTTAGATTGCGTGGAAACCGTCAGGGTAACGGCTTATCGGGAGCGACCCTATCCACGCATAACAATTATATCAAAAAATCAGCAAAAAGTATATAGATGCGGCCGCATTTATAAATATTTTCACAAAGGAGAAAGTTATATGTCTCTTAGTAATGATGCAACTCTGACTATGCCGGTAGCTCCTGCGTATTCTGCTGGCGGTTATGGTAGCAATGGCTCCATGTGGGGTGGAGACTGGTCTGCCTGGATTATTTTGTTCCTCATTTGGGGTGCTTTTGGTGGCGGCTGGGGTAATGGTTTCGGCGGTAGTTTCGGTGGGGCGAACGGCCCTGGTTTCCAGGGGTATGCCACACGCTCTGATATCAACGAGGGCTTCGCCCTGAACGGTCTCCAGAACGGCCAGACCTCCATCCGGGATGCCGTGAGCAACGGCTTCCATGGCGTGGATACCGCTGTGTGCAACCTGGGCTATCAGACGCAGGCGGGCTTTAACGCCCTCGGCGCCCAGCTGGCGCAGTGCTGCTGCGATACTCAGCGGAGCATTGACGGTGTCCGCTATGACATGGCTACCCAGGCTTGCGATACCCGCAACACCATCCAGTCCAGCACGCGGGACATCATCGACAACGCCAATGCCAACAGCCGCGCGATCCTGGACTTCCTGACCCAGGACAAGATCGCTACTCTGACGGCTGAAAACCAGAGCCTGAAGTTCCAGGCTTCTCAGGCGGCTCAGAACGCTTTCTTCACCGCTAATCAGGAGGCCCAGACCGCTGAACTGATTCGCCGCATCAACCCCATGCCGGTCCCGGCCTATCAGGTGCCCAATCCTTATGCCGGATGTGGCTGCAATCCTTGCGGCTGCGGCTGCTAAAATCCAATACATCAACTTTCCGGCATGACCGGAATGTTCGGCCCCGTGCCGATTTTGAACCATGCGGCGGGGCAACAGCCTCGCCGCTATCTTTTTGAAAGGAATGAAGTTTATGGCTGAATACAGCAACAGCGCAATCGTAACCGTTGCCGCTGGTCAGAACGTGCCTTTTACTGAGGAGGCCAACACGGGCAAGCCCTGCATTGTGCATCGGGAAGGCGCTGGGCTGGTGACTCTTCGCGGGCTTACGAACCAGTGCCGCGCGAAATTCAAAGTCTCCTTTGGAGCGAATATTGCTATCCCTACTGGTGGGACCGTGGAGGCCATCACGGCAGCGATCTC